GAAATTCGGCCGTTTTCCACAACCAAATCGCGCACCTTGACACTGGATTCGTATTGGGAATCCTTAGTAGACACACCCGTGACAGTCTTTCCACTGTCTAGGGTATACTCACGCGTCTGGAACACTTCGATCTTTTCGCTCATTTCTCACTTTCCTTTTTTCTGTTGTTTCGTCTGCCTACACATACAGGCCTACAAGCCCCAGTCCTTCCCGAAGTCTCTTAGCCTGTGATTCAAGTTTCAAAGAGCGTCGTTCCGTCTCCACCCGCCCCGCCTACATTCAAATTCTACCATCCGCGCGCGTAGAAGTCAAGCTCTCCAAAAAAATAATTTTAGCCCTCCGAAGAGTAAAACTTGGCACGAAACTTGCTAGGGCATGACTCTTGCTAGTAGCAAGTATCGTGCCAATACTTGCACTGTGTTTCTGTGTCACAATACACTGTGTTTCTGTGTCATAGTACGCTACGTTTCTGTGTCACAGTATTCTATTAGCCTGGCTGTACCATTGTACTAGACAGGGGGGGAAAAATATTTCTACGACGTATTATAGGGTCTCTTACATCCACGAAACTTTTTTCATACATTTGCTCAAAACTGCAAAAGGGCCAAAACGCGCAATAGAGCAGCTTGCGTTCCCGCGGCGCGCATGGTAGAGTTAAGGTGGAAGCCGGGAGCAGTTCCCGAATGGAGGTTTTCCATTATGTTTAACGTGATTAAGACGATCATGCAGAAGAATGGGGTAGCGTTGCGGTATCAGGCCGGGAGCCGCGTTCAGCTTACGAATGGCCTTCGGACGCTGAATAATACCTACACTAACACGCAGTTGGAAACCAAGCTGAATGCAGTTGGCTGGGAGTATAATATCCTTGCTGACTCGGCCGCACGTACCGGTACTACTGAGGCAGTGTTTTCGAACGGCTCGTGGACGATTGCAGCTGATCGCCCTGTGGCTGGCAGCGTTATCGAATTCGAGGCAATTGTTCGCTGCACGGGACAGAATGGGACTGATACGCAGACGTTTGCCGTTAGACTTGGCGGCGTAAGCGGCACCGTGATCGCTTCGACTGGTGCGCTAGATATCGGCAACGGTGAATTTGCCGTCATCAAGGGCAAGATTCAGATTCGCACCGCGGGCGGCAGCGGTACGCTTGTTGCACACTCTGAGGTTGGGCTGTCAACGGCAGGGCTTGGCCTTGTCGCGCTTGGCTCGACGGCCGTAGCGACTAATGCGTCTCTTGCTCTTGTGGTTACAGCTGATGCATCTAGCGCACATGCAGGCAACACTTCCGTCCTTCAAGAATTCCGCGCACGTATTGCGGCATAAGGAGAATCTTATGGAACCGAGATACAACATTATCATTTCTCTCCGTTCGGGCGTAGATCATAAACTGGATACTAACCGCTCGGGCAGTATCTGGTTCAATAAGGCTATTATATATGAATTTGAGGATGACTACGTCTTTCAGCTAGAGGCCGCCGATGGCGCTGAGTTTTTGGTTGACTTCCCCCTGGATACAGAATTCCGTGCCGTGTTGCGTTTCCCAATGGCTGATGTTCTTGGCCTTTTGTATCGAGACACCCCAATGGACCCTGCGCTTTGGGCACAGTATCTGACGATGCTTGATCCGTCGGCGGAGCCGCAGGTATGATGCACATAACTCAAATACTAGAGCTTTGCTCAAACGGCAGAGCGATGCAGCTCGGTGGGAAAGTCTCTGCCGTTTCAGTTACGGCGCAGAATACTTTCTCGACCGCTGTCGCGCTTCGGGGGAAGTTCAACGTTTCTGCTAGCGGCTTCGGCACTGCGACAGTTTCTCTTCAACGCACATTTGACGGCTCTACCTGGAAGACTCGTAAGACCTACACGGCTGACGTTGAGGAAGTCCTGGAAGAGCCTGAGGCTGGCGTCCAGTATCGAATTGGCGTAGCAACCGGAGCATATACGTCTGGTACCTTACTGCTGAGGATTTCACAATGAACGCACTTTCAGTTTCCTGGAAAACATCATTTGCAGGCATTCTAGTCGCGCTGGGAACTCCTATGGCGACGGCTGGAGAAGGCTGGGTTCAGGCTTTTGGTTCAGCTCTTGTCATGCTCGGCTCTGTAATGCTCGGCGTCAGTGCCAGAGATGCAGATAAGAGCAGCCAAGACCAGAATGTACGGTAGCGGCGCATGGAATGGCAATTTCTAGCAGACTTCATTCAAGCTGTTGGCGCTCCAGTCGCGGTGCTTATGATCTTCATGTATTGGGCCTACCGTCGTGATATTTCACAGAATGAGAAAAATGAGGCGCGAGAAAATGTTCTGATGCAACAGGCTAGGGAGCACTCTCTTCGGCTTGAGAAAAAAGAGGATTTTATGTCCGCACAAATAGCTGAGCTTCAAACTCTCTATCGTACGGAGCTAGTTCAGCTTATCAGAGAGAACACCAGAGCCTTTGAGAAGTTTGCAAAAGCCCTGGAAAGGGCTAGCCATGGCGGAGCGATTGTGAATGTTAGCGGGAGTCTTGGGGATGATTAATAATTTATGCAGGGTGCATAAATAATATAAGGAACACTAACCATGTCTGGAGCAATGAATTCTGAGAATATGCTGGAAGTCGCAGCTGTCTTGGAAGAGAAATCCAGGAAGTACCAGATTCAAAAGCTGCAGGATAATCATCGAGAGATCCTGCGGTTAGCGGCCATTGGTCATAAGCCCGGTGAGATTGCGCAGATGATGGGAATGACGCAGCTCATGATTAGTAATGTTCTTGGCAGTGAGTTGGGCAAGGCTCATTTGAATGAGCTGCATGAAACCAGGGATGATATCTTTCTCAAGACTGCAAAAGAGCTTGAAGACTTACTTCCTAAGGCTACGGCTGTCTTTCACGAGATTCTCTCCAAAGAAGTCGCTACTAATCCTATGCAACGTCATAGGGTTGCAGAGAGCCTTCTGGATCGTGTTGGTTTCGGAAAGCACACGAAAGTCGAGCAGACTAGCACGAACACTAGCCTTGACCTGACGGAGCTTGCTCGCATCAGGGAAAAGGCGAAAGAGCGTCGTGCGGCTGAGTCGGTTAACGTCAGTAAAGCTCTCGGGGAGGCAGCGGGATGAACGGCTTCTGGGTGAATAAGAAAACTGGCCTGCTTTATGAGGATGGTAATCCTGTCAAGCAGGTCATCGCCGCAGACATGGGCGGAGAGATCACGCCGCAGCTTCTCGTCATGCATTATACTGCAAGCGGTAGCGCCGAGGGCTCTATTAAGCATCTGACCCTGAAGGATGCCGTTTATGTCAGCGCACATCTTTGCATTGACGCAAATGGTAGCGTAACGCAAATGGTCCCGTTTAATCGCAAAGCGTATCATGCTGGCGTTTCAAATTACATGGGCCGGACTAACTGCAATGACTTTAGTATCGGCATTGAAATGGTCAATTGGGGCTTCTGCGGTGCAGAGGGCGCTCCGAGAACATGGACTGGGCAGCAGCTAGAAGTCACTCGCTGCATGCAGAGCAAGCATAAGAACGGCGGTCCGCTTGGCTGGTGGGAGAAGTACACTGGAGTGCAGGTACAGGTCTGCACTGAGGTTGCAGCGGCGCTTCATGTTGCCTATAACCTGAGTGACATTGTTGGTCACGATGACATCTCTCCGGGCCGCAAGCAAGATCCAGGTCCGGCATTTCCTACAGCTGAATTTTATGCTTCCGTGCTAGCTGCCGTTGAGACTTCCAAGGCTCCTGTTGAAGCTCCGACTTTTGAGTCCGGCGTACTTGCAACCTTGGCCGAATTTGAAACACGTCTTAAGAGGCTTGAAAATGCCTAGAATCCCCATAGAAACACTTGGCGCCGGTCAAGGCATCTCACCTGAGCTTCGCGAAGAGCTTATGGTGCAATGGATGTCTGATCCTAAGACCGCTGCGTATGAGCTGTTCGGGGATATTTTTGACGTGCCGTTTTCTACCATCCATGATCAGATTATAGATCTGTTTTTTGACTACACTAAACAGAAAAAGCTAGTCCTTGCTCCTCGTGGGCTTGGAAAGACTACTCTCTTGCGCTTTCGCCTAATGATGGATATCATCTTCGCAAACAAGCGTTTTATTGTCTACGTCAGTGCCAGCGAGACCTTGGCAGAGATGCAGACTGAAAATATGAAACGAGATCTTCTGACAAACAAGATCATCAAGAAATTCTGCGGTAACGTCAAGAATGACTCTTACGACTATGAGGTTAGTAAGAGCGCAGAGATAGACGAATCGTTTTCAAAGAAGGCCTGGGTAGCTTTTGGTCATACGCTGATTCTTCCTCGCGGCTGTGATCAGCAGATTCGTGGTCTTAACTGGAATAACTTCCGCCCAGACCTGGTAGCTCTTGACGACCCTGAGAAGCCGAAAGAGCTTCCTAATGAAGAGCAGAGAAAGAAGACCAAGAAGTGGTTTCTGGGTGACGTTACAGAATGCGTTAATCGGATGCGGAAGGATTGGGAGATTCTCTATGTAGACACTCTCAAGCATCACGACGCACTTCCTGTTCACTTGCAGAAAATGGATAGCTGGGATTGTCATACTTTCTCTATCTGTGATGAGAATCTTAACAGTCTTATTCCGCAGCTTATGTCCACAGAGGAAATTAAAGAGAAATACAATGAGTATCTTCTCGACGGCTCCTTGGACGTTTTCTATCGCGAATATATGAATAAGACCATGCCGCCTGAGATTGCTAGCTTTCGAGCTGAGCATTTTAACTTCTACAATGAATCAGATGGTCGCCTGTTCCAGGCCAGTGGTATGGCTATCCCCGACAGAGTCAACCTTGAGCGCCTTGAGACTGTGATTCTAATCGACCCAGCTAAGACTGTTACTCCGCAGAGTGACTTCTCCGCAATGGTCGTAATCGGGATTGATCTTGAAAATCGTCGCTTGTTTGTCAGAGACATTGTCAATGAGCGTATGTACCCAGATGAGCTTTATGACAAGTTCTTTGAGCTGGTTGATCAGTATGGAGTAAAGGTCTTTGGTATTGAGCTGAATAGCCTCAATGAATTCATAGACTATCCCCTTCAAACTGAGATTGCTGTTCGCGGCTATAATTTTCTTGATCGCATAGTGCTTAAGCCGAAGATGAAAAAAGAGGATAGGATCAAAACGCTGGTCCCGTATTATCGCCGTGGTTATGTGTTTCATAACAAGAACACCTGTGCGCCGCTTGAAATGCAGCTCATGGACTTTCCGTCCTCTCAGTACGACGACGTAGCTGACGCGTTTGCATATATCACACAGATGTTGTCAGAGGGCAATCGTTTGTTTCTTCCGGCGCCCAGTGAAAAGGGCACTGACATTGAGCATACCGACGAAGATGAGTACGCAGGAATCTACGACGAACCAGCACTTGACATTGAATGTCGTCTGGTAGAGGTATAACATGGCACTCTTAGTACAAGGCGCAGTTAATAGAGCACGACAGATTCGTGCTAATATCGGCAAGAAGGATCATAAGTATAAATATCCTGTTGTCGAGAATAGCCGCATTAACTGGCATCCGGACACCGAGCTGCATCAGAATACCATTACTCGTTTGCTTGAAAATGGCTATGTTTCTCGTAACGCAATGTCAGGCAGATATCCTTCTTGGAAAAAGATAGACCATAGTCAAACTGCTTTTTGTCCGCCGGATACTGAGAATAACGAAGTCAAGCTGGTTATCCCAACCAGTTTCAGTATTCGCGAGAGCCTCTTGACGCAGTTTGTCTATGGCCTGATGACTGACACTTTCTTCCCCCTTGAGGGTATTGGACCGGAAGATGAGCTTGGGGCCATCTTGCTGGAGCGGCATATCCAGCAGCAGATGGAATATACCAGCGCAGAGCTGCCGTTGCACACGGCGGTCAAAGATGGCCTTACCTACGGTCTAGGTGTTATTGCGCCTATGTATCATAGGAAGTACGGCAATAAGCTGGTATTTGAAGACCTAACGGCTGATAGCCTTCTTGGTCCGACTAAGATGGGCCAGCGTAGGTCTGTAGAGCGTGCTCTTACCTGGGAGGGGCATGAGCTTATAAATGTTGATCCGTATCATTATCTTCCCGATCCTGGAGCGCCCGGACATAATATTCAAAAAGGCTCTTTTGTCGGCTGGATAGATACCACTAGCCGCATTGAGCTCCTGGATCGTGAGCATAATTCTGACGGACAGTTTTTCAACGCGCAATACCTGGACTATGCAAAGAGCCGCTCAGCGCTGATGGAAGATAACAGCGGTCGATATGAAGCAACGGGTGGAACTGCTCCAAGCGATTCACATTATACAGAGGCTAACTTCCCTGTTGATGTGATGTACATGTACGTCAAGCTTATCCCTAAAGAGTGGGGACTTCCTGGCGGTGACAGATATCCTGAAATCTGGACCTTTGCAGTAGCCAACGATTCTGTGATTATCATGGGGCAGCCCCTGGGCCTTGCGCATGAGCTGTTCCCTGTTGTAGTCTTTGCTCCTGATTTTGACGGCTATTCTATGGCACCCATTTCTCGTATGGAGCTCTTGTACCCGTCTCAGATCAGAGTAGATAAGCTAATTTCTTCTCATTTTTCCAACATTGATCGGACGTTGCATAATACTTATCTCATTGATCCGTTCCGTGTAAACATCAATGATGCTATTAAAATGATGAGTTCTGCTGGCGGCCTTATTCGTACGCGTCGTAGCACTTGGGGACAAGGTGTTGCAGGTGCTATGGAGCAGATGAAAACCTCAGATATTACTCGCGGTAACGTTGTAGACAGCCAGTATATGATGAAAATCATGGAGTATGTCGGGAATGGTGGTGGTGGCACGCAGGGGGCATTTGATCCTGATGCTCCTGAGCGGCGTACTGCGAAGGAGTTTAGTGAGACTCGTGACTCATCCATGGGCCGTACAAATAAGACTATTCGCATGGCGTATGCGATGGCAATGCGACCGCTGGCTAGGATGCTTGCAAGTCAGACTATTCAGCTCGCAAGTCAGGCGTCGTGGGTAAAGATCAATGGTGGAGCACAGCAAAAGCTGATAGAGCTTGGCTATGGTGATCTGATTCAGCGGGGTCGCGTAAACATTAGCCCGGCAGATATGAACGTGAATTATGACGTCCAAAGCAGCTTTGATAAAGTTCCGGCGCATAATAATCCTGATGCCATCCTTAAGGCTATGGAGCTTGCAGGTGGTAATCCAATCTTGGCCAGCAGGGTAGACTTTCTGAAGCTCTTTCTCACGGTCATGTATCGTGCTGGAGAAGTCAACGCGGAGCGTTTTGTAATTCAAGAGGCCTCGCCGGAAGCTATTGCTGGAATGGTTGCTGGAAACCCAGAAGGAGCTATTCCTCTTGCTTAAAGATGATGCTTTTAAGCTGGCCCTGGTAGACGGGAAGCTAAAGTTTAGAGCTAGCGCTAGCTCTCACAGAGAGTTCATGCGTTCGCCTATATATAGTGACTTCTCCATATTCATGGAGCTGTGTATAACCAGCGGCAGGGATAGCCTTGAGTTCCAGGGTGAGAATGTAGAATTCACCAGAGGTCAGCTAGATGGATTTCGTAAGGCATTGGGAGCCTTTCAGGTAATGGCGGAAAGTCTTGAACAAGAGGAGAATGAAGATGGATCAGGAAACTAGGGAACTCATGTCAGCGTTTGACCCCTCTTATGAGTCAGACGTGGCGGATAACCAAGAGCAGGAAGTTGAGTCTCCTGCCGCTGAAATCGCAGAGCCTGTATCGGAAGATCCTGTTGTAGAGGATCAAGCCGAAGGTTCTGAGGAAGAAGTCAGTGAGGTAGAGGCGCTTAAGCGGCAGCTGGCAGATATGGCAAAGGTAGTCAGCCAGTTGCAGTTGCAGAAAGCGCCGGAGGAAGGTGCGCCGAAAGCTGCGGAGATCAAGCCGGTAGAGTTTTTCAAGAGCGAAGATGAGTTTAACGAGACGTTTGCTTCTGTTGAGAGCGCAAATGCGTTTGCAAACAACGTAATGAAGCAGGCTGTTGCGGTTGCTCGGGAACAGCTTTTGCAGGAACTCCCTGGGGTAGTCAAGCCGATCATTAATGATCGTGCCCGCAAGCAGGCAATGGTAGCACAGTTTTTTGACTCAAATCGTGACCTTCGTGATATGACTGATTTCATCCAGGCTACGGCAGTGAAGCTGAGCACGGAGAAGCCTGACATTACTTATGAGCAGCTGTTTATGCCAGCCGGAGAAGGGAAGCCCTCAATGCTAGAGGCGGCTGTTCGTCAGGCTTTGAAGCGCCCAAGGGATCTGAATGGTAAAGAGGCTACCTCCACGCCGGCGTTTGCTGGAAAGACTGGCGGCCGCTTGCCCGCTAAGGCTCAGGATGATTTTATGGCAGAAGTCATGAAGGATCTCATCGGAGACTAGGAATAAATAAAATATGCACAGCGCATATTTTATATACAACCCAACGGAGACTTAAGAAATGCAAAGCATTCCTGGATTTAATGCGGGTTCGCAGTACAATCCGTTGCAGCAGTTCATTGAGCAGTATCTTGCCCCTGCGAATACTGAGACTGCTGATATCGACGTAACTGCGACGATTGTGAAGGTTACCGTTCCTGGCAGCGGCACGGGCAAGGTTAAAATGCCTCATGCGCGAGATATTGCTGGCCGAATCATTACAATCATGGAGAATTCTGGTGGGGGCGGTGGTGGAGCTATTCAGGTTGTAAACCAGGCTGGAACGGACATTGTTGGAGATAACATTGCAGCTGCTGACGACCGTGTTGCTGTTTATAGTGACGGTCTGCATCTGTATGTTATCGCTGACGTAACGGTATAAGGAGAGATAACAATGGTTACAATCATCCCCGCGTCTCGTGGAGTACGTCATACTACCACGTGGGAAGCTAATAATCGTCCGCAGAATCCCCGTGAAGGGCTGACTTATCAGTATATCAACGGTGACCTGCCTCTGACGGCTATGCTTGGTATGATGAAAACGAAGAAGCCGAAAGACACGCGCTTCTCGCATTACACTAAGACGTTTCCGTGTCAGATTGCCGCTGTCACGGATGTGTACACTGACGCTGGTCTTAGCTCTGCGTATGCTGCGGGCTCTAACGCCATCGGTCTTCGTTTGTTTGTGAAGGTTGACAATACGCAGACTGACCGCTCGACGTTGGAGTTCCGCCCGAACCATGTAGTTATGCTCCGTAACTCTGCTGATCCTCGTGATGACACGCCGTGCGTTGTGCTTAGCGTGAGTGAGAATGGTGCTAACAGCTATATTGAAGTCAAGACGCTGAAGGCTACCACTACCACGACGACTGACCCGGCTGCGGCTAACCTTATCAAGGTAATCGGTAATGCGCAGGAACAAGGCTCGACCATCCCTGGCATTGTGAACTACAACTCGACTGAGCTGTATAACTACACTCAGATCTTCTGGACGCCCTATTCTGTCACGCGTACGCAGACTCAGACTGAGATTCTGACTGGTGACGTGCTGAAGGAAGAGCGCCGGGAGAAGAGCGAGATTCACGGCGTTGAGATGGAAAAAGCCTTCTGGTGGGGTGAGCGGTATAAGGAAACTGTCGACGGTAAGGAAAAGACCTATACGCAGGGCATTATTCCCATGATTCTGGAATACGCCGATGCGCATGTTTTTGATTACCGTTATGACACTGACTTTAGCGGTCAGACCTGGGAAGAGGGTGGCCTTGACTGGCTGACGGAAAAGCTGGAAATCGTAGGCCGTTACGGAAAGCCCACGCGTAGTGCTGCTCTCGGCTCTGTGGCGCGTATGTCTTTCACGAAGCTGGGCCTTGCTAATGCTTATATCTACATCGAGCCGGATACGGCAGAGTACGGTCTTGATATTGAGCGTTGGCGCTCTCCGAATGGTATGCGCTTGAATCTCATGACGCATCCTCTTTTCAGCCAGGATACGACTGACCGCTCCAGCATGGTTCTGTTCGACATGGCGAACCTGCAGGAGATGGCGCTTCAGAACACTACTGTCACTAAAGATACCTCGACGAATGTTGATGGTATCAAAGAAGGGTATCTCACTGAAACTGGCCTTGAGTATAGCAAGCCGATTGAGTTTGCATACTTCAAGGGACTTGGTCAGGACAACCTGGTTTAGTTAACTTTGCTGCGGAGGTTATGAGTGGAATCTTTCCCCCCAAAAAGAGAGTGTGGCTCCCGCCTACACCCCACACCGCACTCATCCCTCATAGCCTCCGCAGCGCAGGAGTTTTAACATGGCAGTAGCAATAGATGCGACACAGACGCTTGATGTTATCAAGCAGCGGCTAGGGCAGGCGCGTGACTGGGTTCAGGACGCTATAGCCCTGGTTGGTAAAGCGCAAGAAGTTGAGGCTAGGTATGCCAAAGACATGACGATGACGTATCCGGAGTATTTCAGGTTGATACAAGACTTCCTGGATTCTGCTGAACTAAAGGCAGCAGATGCACAGAAACTTCTGGATCCGACGGATGGCACGTATGAGGATATTAACTTTAACTACCGGATTGTGGTAAAGCCTGGCAGAGCTTCCTTAACTGAGATTGAGGCAGATAACTTAGACGGAAAGTTTTATGCTGACGATTCTGTCTCCTTTTCCTCTTTTGCCGTAGATGATTACATTTATGTGGACAGTCCCGGAGCCGCAGCAAATAATGGGGAATATGCTGTCACAGCTAAGACTGGAAATTCTCTGACTACTTCTCCGGCGCCGGGAGATGCGGCGGGCTCGGCTAATGTGACTATAACTCTTCTTAAGAGGGACATCTAATGTACACACGCTTAGATGTCTCAACTGAGGTCGTTAAAATCAGCGGTAGAGCTGATCTAGTAACTGACTTTGACGCTGATGACTATTCCGATAATGGAATAGTTCGTTTCATTCATAAGGGACAGAGGCTTCTGGAGAACCTCGCGGCGTGGACTAAGCGGGATGAGCATAGAGTAATTAACATCACGCAAGGACAGTTCTCTAAAGCTGTAGATAACCTTCGAAGCCTCTCTTATGTTAAGGCCTTTAAGAGCGACGGTACTACTTATCCTTTGGATAAAGTAACATTCCGAGAGCTAGAAGATACTTTCACCATGGAGTATTCACAAGAAGCTCAGGGAGAGCCTAAGTACTGGTGTCATTTGACGTCTAGCTTAGCTTCTAATGAGATTAGACTCCTCCCCCTGACTTCTGCGCCAGTTGAAACTGACCTTGACTTGACCGGAGCTTCTGGCGGCACGCTGTTAGCTGCAGCTACTAAAATCTGGCACGTCTCTAAGAGTGCGTCTTGGAGCCACTCTGGCGGCCAGTTAACCTACGTGCCTGATGGTCTATCTTCTACCATAGCAATGGGAGTGAATCTGAATCAGATTTTTAACGGTGCTGTAGAGCTGGTTATAGATTGCGCTCCGACAGTAGACAGCCTGGCCATCATGACCGCATACTGGAACGGCTCAGCATATACTGCAATTGACTCCAGTCAGGCTATTATAACAGGCAGCGGTACTTATAGCTTCACTCCGACGCAGCCCTGGAACTGCCTATTTCTCTTCGGTGCTTCAGAGGGTAATACTCCGTCTTTCTCTCCCCCGGCAACTATTAACTTCAGGTTTTCAGCAACAGCAGCAGGGACGATAGATAGCATTACTGTTAATACTAGCCTAGCCGGCCGAGAGTTGTTGATTCTTCCTCCTGCGGACAGTTACTATAAACTGCAGATTGTTGGCATTTTCTACGAACCTAGGCTTATCTCTGACAGTCAGACTAACCGTTGGACTTCTGAAGAATTCTTTGACTGTCTAGTGCTTGCCACTCTCTATGAACTTGAGCGCAGCTATAACAATGAAACTCGTGCGCAAGAGTACAAACGTCAGCTTGAGGAACGACTTAACGAGCTTGAAAAAGATCAAATAGAGCGGGAATGGGATGATAATCTCCCACTGAGGATTCAAGGATGAAAGTAAAAGATAACCTTAAAGCTCTCAGACAGCTAAACGCACTGCGATTTCAGAGTGCTGCGCAGGAAGCAAAAGAACGTGAACTATCTAAGCTGGCCGCAAATAGACTACTACGAGGACTAGAAGATGCCCAGAGAGATTCTGGATCTGACAAAAAGCCTAACTCGGGGGATTAACGTTAAACCCGAGAATTCTCTGTTTGCGGACTATCTAGCGTCTGCACAGGATGTAAAAGTATGTCCTTTTGGGCTAGGCTATTATGATTTTACTAGAAGTGGTTATACTGTTTTTGGTACGTGGCCTAATCCTCAGACTCTAGTGTCTCTCAATGAGATATTTGCACTAGGCACGACTACAGTGTTCACAGCTAATCCGTCAACATGGGCGCTGACATCTGCTAGTGTTGTTGATACTTCAGGTAACCCGGCTTCCCCAACCGCAGGTGGGGTGTGGCATACCGCCATGATTGGAGATTTGTGGGTTGCCTGCAATGGTAATTCTATGCTTATTAGTGGTGCTGATATTATCACTACTGATAATGCCCCTAATACTGTTGGCACTCTAAAGGGCAGACTTTTAGCGGGCGGTATGGCGTCTTTTATTTCCTCTGCATCAGCTGATAATATAAATTCTCTTAGAGTTAGCCACGGTGATTACTCATCGTTTTCTCTTGAGGAAAACATGTTGTATTATGCCAGCGCTGATATTATGGACTTCTTTCACTTGCTGTTCGGGACTTTCAATAAAGAACTCCTAACTCAGTATTTTCAAAATAATGAAGCTGGATATCTTCCTATGAACTGGAAGGGAAAGATTCATTGTATTAAAGAACTCGGTGATGGAGCTGTTGTATACGGCGAGAGTGGTATTGCTTTTGTAAAATTCGAGGAGAGTCCTATTGCCCTGTCTCGCGTAGATCTAGCCAGCTATGGGATTGCTGAGCGCGGTGCTGTCGCAGGGGATATATTCGAGCATTGTTTCATAGACGAGAATCTTAAGATTAGAAAAATAACCCCAGATCTTAAGATAAGTGAGCCTCTCTATGATGACTATACCACAGGGTTTACTGATAGCATTGTCGGGACGTTTGATCCAATTGAACGTAATTATTTTTTCTGCGACGATGTTTTTGGCCTAGTCCTTAGTGATAGTGGGCTGAGTCTAGTTACAGCTTCTTACAGCTCTATGTTTGTGCATGGTGGAAGTCTTATTAAGATAGCTTCGGCTTCAGCTTCTGGCGTGCAGAAATTCACTACTGGCTTTTTTGACATGGGGAGCCGGGATCATAAACTTGTCGTTGGGGTTCGCCTAGGAACGACTGTCGAATCTAGGGTACGTCTTAGGTATAGAGACTCATCTCTGGTGTCTATATCAACCAGCAGCTGGGTGACTATAGACGCAACTGGTTATGCTGAGTTCATGATCAGCGCAATTGAGTTTCAAATAGAGGTAGAGCGTACCGGCTCTGGTACGCCTTCATATACTTCTCTTTTTGTCGAGTATGAAAGAAACGGAAAGCTAGGGCTTTCAGGGAGATTATAATGGCACGCAGGAATCAGGTTAAGTATCAACTTCAGCAGGCTTTGGCTCTTGGTCTACGTGAGTTTGAGAATGATCCTCCTGACTTGGGAGCAAAGGAGTATTTTGGAAAGAAGCCGTCTCCGACGCGAGGGGCAGTTCCTATAGAGGCTCCAAGTTATCCTGTAACTGGTGGGATTAGTCAAGACGTGACGTATCCGTTGCCTATGCTCCTGAAGGGGACTAAGGGAAATATGCTGTTGAAGTATAATAGCAGCTCGCATAAGCTATACGCTCTCAATGGTTCGTGGGGTCCTGGATCTGATCTTTTGTCCTCGAACACGCTTCCTAGCGTTACTGATGACAGTACGTCTAAGACAATTGCTACTGGTACTTCTTGGCAATATGCAGAACGGGATGGTTACTGGTTTATCTCTAATGGTAACGTCTATATGACAAACCATGCCCTGTACAATTCCTGGGCAGCAGGCCTGCCTGCAGATGTGCCTGTTCCTAAGAGTTTTGCCATCCATGATAATCGTCTGTTTATGGCAAACTTCAATCATTCTGGTACGTATTTCTCAAGTGGATTTGGGGCTGATCTCTGGGATACGTGGAACATCAATGCTCCGAATCAGATTCTTACTAACGAGGATAATGTCCCTGATGCTCGGTGTATTATCTGGGGACTAGAGGGTGGCGGTGAAAGTTCTAAGCCCTTTACGGCTGAAATGGTGGCTTTGACGGGGTATAAATCCGCTGATGTTCGAGAGCTTGTTATCAGTGCTTGCCGTCGCTGGCAGATGGGTTTTTGCTTCATTCCCTGGGAAGGGGTGATTTACTCAATGAAATCTCTCGGAAAAGACATGATGATCTATGGTTCTGAGGGAATTGGCGTCCTGCGCCAGGTAGATACGAATATCTATTATCCTGAACTACTGCTAAACATCGGTCTTGCTAGTGGCTCTGCTGTAGCAGGGGATAATCGAAAGCATGTGTTTCTAGACTCTCGCGGCTGGCTGAGAACCGTTACTCCTGGCCCGCAGATTGGTGAGCGTAGGTTTCAGGAGCATCTTTCTGGACTGCTTGGAGAGGATATGGTTATCAGTCACGATGACATTCGACATGAGTTTTATCTTGCAGATAATGACGAAGGCTATCTTCTCACAAAAGAGGATCGGCTGTGCAAAACGCGCTATCAGATTCTTAGCGTCATCAGTCAAGCGAATGATCTGTATGCCACGTATATTGACGGCGGTAATGCTAAGTTTATTTTTGAGAGCGGCGAGATTGACCTTGATACTCGTGGTAATAAGACACTTGAGGCTGTTGAGATTAGTAAAAAGACTCTTACTAATGTTAGCTCTCAGGTTTTCTTTAAGTCATTGGGAGGCACGACGTGGGGTAACACTAGTGCCGTTGATTTTACTGCGGCTGGTATTGTAGATCATATGGTAACAGCGTTGGATCATCGAATCAGAGTGGAAGAGGAAACAGCTGATTCTGAGAATGTTCGTTACATCAATGCAATCTTCCATGAAGATGACGGTAAGCTAGGTCTTGGAGAGTATTAATGGCAAATCAGTACTCATATAGTGTCAGAGAAGCACTGCTTGCTGGTGTGCGCCAGACTAAGTATGCTATGACTGATACTCAGACGCTTGAAGCCTGTACTGGATTGACTCCTTCAAAGGATGGCCTGGTGCGTGATGCGCTGTCTGTTATACCGTTCACAGAAAGTGAGAATACACAAACTCACATGCAGTTTATGGACGGTGAAGAGCTGGTTGTTTTGAATTTCAACAGCAGTGATCAGGCTATGCTTTACCTGGTTGATAGAGAAACCTGGGCACAGGGTAGTAATCAGTTCACTGCCGGCGCTGGGATTAACATGTCAACGGGGACTGGAAGCGTCAGCCCTGCTAAGTCTTATGCTAAAGTGCAGTGGGTGGGGCATTTAGGAAATGTCGTCTTCAGTAATGGAGAGTTCCTAGCGACGAATTATAGTTTATATCCTAGTCTGGCGGTTGCGAAATCTGCAGATGGCTGGATTCCGCAGGCACTTGGGCAATATAACACCAGACTGGTAGTAGGAAACCTAAGTACTACAAAGACTATCTTGGACTCTTCCGCGTGGGCAACATCCTGGGAGCTGCTTAAAAAATACTCATATGATTATGAGCTTGTGCAGTCTGTGGATGTGATAGATGAGAGTATGTTTATCTTGGGAATGCCAGGCGGGGGTGCTATGGATATCCCGTACTCTTTGGAAATGTGCCTACTCACTGAATACCGTGCTAGTGAGTTTATGCAAATCCTGCATAATGCTATTCGTGATAGGCAGATACTTTTGTGCCGGGTTCCCTGGGGCGGAAAGATTCTAGGCTTTACTGAAATGATGGGAAAGATGCTTATATATACTAGCCGTGGGGTTGGTGCGTTTGAGCTGACTGCGCAGGGGCCAGTTTATACGTTGTTAGTTGGCGCTCCGGTCGCATCTAGGGCAGCTTTCGATGGTAGCTTTGCCTCTGCCTGTTTTGTTGACAAGAGCGGCTCTGCTTGGCTTGCTAGCGGAAGTTTAGAATTTACTGAATATGATTTTAGTGAGTTCTTGCTTCCTCGCATTAGTGCGGCTAAATTCAAGGTACGTTACGACGATCGACTTGGAGATTTTTATTTCCTGCAGGATGGGGCCGTTGCTTATAAGCTCTCTAGGCTTGGTAAATTTAGCACTGATGGGTGCTTGGCTGGAGATATATTTTACGACGCTGATAAGACGTATACTAATGCCTCATCTCAGCCTGCGGACATTGTAGTTGAGATTAGACTGAGCGATAGACGTCGTAGAATGTTGAAGCAAGCGCAGCATGTGCAGTTGTTTTATAGTGGTATCACAGACCTAACAGCTAAGTTGAAGTATCGATATAAACATACTGACAGTTTTAAAACATCTGCAGCGCTTAGCCCAAACAAAGAGGGAGTTGTATACCTTGGACGACAATACCTTGAGGCTAATCTTGTGTTGTCTGGTACTGCTACTGTGGATAGCGCGCTATGGGATGCCATAGTGCATTATCAGGAGACAGATAAACGTTACGACCGCGGCATTGGGGTTGAGGCTCAAGGACAGGAAGCGCAGCAATGAAACTATCACCTGGAAATCATTTCTTAGAGCTTCCACCTGAGACTGCTAGCTCTAATTTTATCTTGCATTACATTGAACACGCACTTCCCCTGAGCCCTGTTACTAATGAGCGTCTCAGAGGGAATATCATTTCTGCCATTATGAAGGGAATCCTTACGGTTTATATTGGGCTTAGAGTGCAGTCTAATGGCGATGAGCATTTGACTGCTATTATGTCTGTTATGAAAACGGGGGATGCTATTACTGAGAATCAGATAATGGTTATATATACGTTTTCTGCCCTGCATAACATGACGCCTGAGTTGGTCCGTGAGGGAATGGAGTTTGTAAAGATCAAAGCGGCTACTGCTGGGTGCAGGCAGATTATTGCTTACACTGAGCTTGAATCTATTTCAAAGATCGCAGATACTCTTGGCGGTAAACTGGCTACGACCGTAGTCTGGGAGGTTTAATATGGGTGGAACACCGTCTAATTTTAGCGATGCGCAGTTGACTGAATATGCGTATATGATTAGTGGGGGTACTTGGGATCCCCCTGGGGGTGTTGTCGACTGGTTTCTAGGGGATACTTATACGGCCAGCACTTCAGGTATGCGTGGAGTGACAGCAGCGCTCACCTCTGGAGATAATCCATACACTGACTTTCCTCTTTGGGACCCTCTTGCACCGGAGTCCCCGCTGCATACGGCAGTTAATTCTGTCAGACGGCTAGAAGAAGCTCTGCAGGCTTATGATGCACAGCAATCTTTTAGTAATAGTTTTGCAGACACGATGTCGGTAGTGACAAGTAATACTAACCAGGAAACTTCTGACGTCCTTACTGCAGTTAAGAACAGGAAAGACACTGACTTGCTGGAGTCTGTTGCTAAGCTAAATGCTAGGTTTACTGCGTACAATACTGTCAATTCTAGCGCTCGCCTGATTTATATTGCACTACTGGAAGCAGAAGCACAACGTGGCATAGATGAGATTGAGGCCAAGCTAAAGTCAGAGAATCTTGCACGTGTATACGAGGCAGTCAGAACTAGGCTGGATTCTGAGCGTGTTAAACTGGCTACTATGGTACAGTTCACGCAGCAGACCATCACGCTGGCAGACTTTTATGTCAAAGCCAAGGTTCAACATCAGTCCATGCAGCTTAGCGTGGAATCAGAAGATCTTTTGTGGGAGTCAAAAGCACAGCTTAACTATGCCAAAGCAGTTAGCTCGCTCAACGGTGCTGCGGTTATTCCAGAAGCTCCGTCTAGAATTATGGAAGGCGCTAGTACAGTGTTTTCTGGTATCAGTAGTATTGTTCCTGTAATTGCTGCTTTTGCGTAATAAATAAAATATGCACTATGCATAAATAAAATAAGGAGACAGAACGATGGAACTTTCCCCCGGTGAACTGGCACAGATTTTCTCAAACCTGGCGGCGACAACAGCCAGGAGTAATGCTACTGCTCTGTCAGCAGAGAAGGCTGGCGATCAAGCGCAGAATGTGCAGGCCAGCGAGTATAAGGAAGAGGCAGAAAAAGCAGCAGAGAAGAAGAAGGGCGGAGTGTTTTCGAAAATAGGAAAAGTGCTAGGGACAGTTGCTGGTGGCGCTGTTGGTGGCCCGATTGGAGCTGGTTTAGGTGGAAGTCTAGGTAAGACTCTCGGTGGTGGGATTGATCATGGAGAGCTTGACTTTGACCTTGGGGAGTTTGCCATTGATGCGGCGATTGGTACTGGCTCTGCAGCGCTAGGCGGCGCTATTGATTCTGGTAAGCTAGGAGGTCTTGGAAAGGTCGGCGGGCAGGATGGGACTAAGATATTCTCTGGAGAGCTTGGAAAGAGCGCTGCTAAGGCTAGTCTGGCTCAGCCGTCACCGCTGGCCGCTCGAAGCATTCTGCAAGAAGATGAATTTGCACAGCTAATGTCTATGTTCCGTCAGCCTGAACAGCAAGTGTCTATATTCCGTTAGCCTCAGCGTAAGGAGCCTTTGATATGAAATTTTCAACTGGTGAATTGATGCAGCTCTTTGCAAACGTTGCAGGAGCTACTGCTAAGAGTCCAGAGACTGCTAACGCGGCAGCTACTGGTGCTGGGCAGGCACAAAATGTACAAGGCAATGAGCTGATTGGAATGCTACAGTCAGCGGCTTCTGGAATGGAATCTAAGGGTAAGGCGCCTAAGGTTCCTATGTTTCTTGATCCCCGTACTGTTCTGGCAATTGATGAGTCTATTGCTGCTAGGTTGGACAAGAGCGCGGAAGAAGAACGTGCTAACCGTATGATGGCACTGGAAGAGCGTAAGATTGGGCAGGAAGATGCGAGACTCGCGCAGCAAAAAGAGCAATTTGAAACTGGACTTGAGCATGACAAGACTATGTTTGATCTTAGCGCTGAACAGGCTAAAGAGCTTGAGGGGATTAGGTTTGAGAACGAAGAGCAGCTTTTTACTCGTGATTTGACTTTCCGTTCTAAAGAATCGTCGAAGGATAGAAAATTTGAGGCTGAGCAGGCTAGGCTGGCCAGGGAAACACAGTTGACCGCAGCTAGAATTGCACGTTCAGGTGCTTCTAGGGGGGATAAGACTGGGGTTACGAATATTGATGGTGTTTTATTTGGTTGGGTTATGGGAGAGGACGGAAAGCTAGACATTGCACTTCCAGATGGCGCGCAGCAGGAAGAGATTGCTAAGCGTGTTATGCAGTTAAAAGGAGAGCAGGCTTCTGCAGAAATGGAACCGCAGGATAGGATAATATTTGCAGATTTATCAAGGGTTCTGAGTAACCCTGATCCGCTTAATCCTGCATATGAGGATACCAAAAAGGCGGCCTTACAAAATAAAGACTATCTTGCCAGTAAGTATCCTAAATCTGGGATCGGTGAAATGTTTGAGACCGCTAGGCGTACTACCGCAACTCCTACTAAGGATACTGTTCTTACAGAATTTGACCCAATTACTGGAGCAACTAAAGTCTTCACTGGAGCAGTCAAATAATGAAAATCTTTAATGCGGATAACAAACAGGAATATGAATTCCCTGATGATATTTCTGAAGCGGAAATTTCTGACTTTTTCTATCGCACTGTGCCGGAGAGTAGGAAAGCTCTGAGTGCTTCTGTCGGCGGGCATGAAGCTGCGTTGCCGATTATGAATAGCGCTAGCAAAGAAGCAGCTAGGATGGCTGCTAAGAGAGCGAATGCGGGAGGAGCTGATCTTTTTACTGATCCTATCACACAGATTGGAGGTACTATATATCAAACACTACCGAATATTGCCCAGGCAGTCGGTGGCGTTTATGAATCTCTAAGGGATTACCCTTCAGAGATCAAAAAAGATCTGCTGTCACTTCAGCTAGAGGACACAGACTCTAAAAATAAGTCCAAGACATTTTTGTCCCGCAGAGCTGAGATGTTACAGCCTATTGTACCTGTAGTTGAGACTGTGAGTAATAGCAAGACTTTTGCACTGACTCAAGAAGAACTCGCAGACTCTGAGCGGATCAAGGCAATACCTGAAGCTGAAAGAGACGAATTGCACAAGAATAGGCTGAAAGAACTATCTCAGAGAGAACTTGAAACAGCTCAGAAAAGAGCTGGGCTAGAAGCAGAGTATCGACAGGTCAAACAGTCTTTGCAGCCTAACAATGCGCTGCTTGAATACGGTATGGATCTTTCTGGTGCTATACGTGCAGCGGTTGATAGAAATACTAGCGTGGCTGGTAGCGTTAATCCAGATGATCCTACATTGGAAGTTTTCGGTGTAGATACTGGAATTCCGACTGGCCCTAGGAAGCTATTTAACGCAGGTTCTCAGGTTACGGGCAGCATTCTCTCTATTCTTCTGCCTAATGCCGTGGTTCCTGGCGCTGGCCTGATTCCTGCCGCAGGTATGGCGTATGATGAATCTAGACATCAGATTGAACAATTCAGTCCTGAGATGTCTGAGTATGATAAAAATAACCTTGCTTTATCTCTGACTATCCCTAGTATGGCGCTGGAATATGGTGGTGCTTTAGGGACGGCCGCTAAGGGCGCCTACGGTCCCGTTGTAAAGAAAGCTGTGACTGGATATGTCGAGAAAAACGCTGGACTTAGACTTAGCGCTGAGGCTATGAAGCGAATCGGGCAGACTAAGATAGGCCAAGCTGGACTTGCGGCGTTGGCTTCGCCAGTTTCTAAAGTCTCTGGGAAAGCTCTAGGAGCGCTTGCTCCTGAGGTTGTAACTGAGCTTCTGCAGGAGACGCAGAATAAACTGGTTATTGAGGATAGATTCCCGACGTTTGATGAATATGCCATGACTGCTGCGGTTACTGCCATTGGCGTTGGGCAGTTTAATCTTGGACGTAAGGCGGGGTCTAAGATTCTGGCCGCAAGGAACAAAGAGGAAAGAGCTAACGCTGTCCGTGATGATCTTCCAGCTAGCTTTATCTCTAGGAATCGCCCCCTGGTCTCTAAATATATTCTCGGTGAGATCAGCACAGACCAGCTTCACCAGGAATTTTCCAAGCGCGGATTTGAGCTTGGCGTTGACGGCCCTGGGCGAGGTGAGTTTGATGTGCAGGTTCCCAGAGGAGCTGAGAATGCAACGGCGCGTCTGAGTGCGCTTGCAAAGAATGATCCTTTTATTTCTAGCTTTTTCCTGGCGCTTGGAGAAGAAGCTAAGACTGATGGTGTATTCGGTGAGTTTGCGGTTGGTAATATAACTCTTGAGGGCTTTTATAAGAAGCTCTATAAGGCTACTCAATTCGGTGATTTTGAAGGCTTTACTAAGGCTGAGAAGGATGCCTTGCAGAATGCTATGTTTCGTGGGGATGTCTTGACTAATCTTCCTCGCGCCAGTAATTTGTCTGAACGCAAACTGCCGTCTGATAGAGCGCTGCCGATTATTAATGCGCTTAGGAGAAAGGATAAAGAGGGTAATATTGTTAATCAGGGCAACGTAGATGTTGCGCTAGAAATGGCTGAGTTAATACTGTATAACCTAGCCACTAATACGGTTATTCCTGGCGATCCTTCGGGCGCTACTTTTAGTAGCGTAGCTGAGTATGTTAATCATCCAAGTACAGCAATTAACTTTGATGCTTTGCTTGATCCTATCGTAGAGGCCACGATTAAAGCCTCTGTTGATGCAGACACGGTCTTAACTGACCAAGAAGCTGCCACTAAAACTAACGCTGACGATAATGTATTTTCTGGGCGCTTTGAGTGGCGTAATGGTGATGCTGATCTAATTACACTGACTATGAACGCTGCCAATGGTTCAACTCTTGTGCATGAGCTGCAACACTTGATGATATCGCGGCTTGATGAAAATAGTCCTCTAGCGTCTCAGCTTATCAAATTTCTAAATAATCAGCAAGACGATTATCTTATTGAGAACTTCTCTGAGATAACTGATCGTAGCAGTCCAGAAGCTGCAAAAAAGGCTACTAGGTTACAAGAGATTGCTGCACAGTATACCGAAGTTTTCATGGCCGCAGATATTACTGAAACCAAGCGGTCTATGAATCCTGGAGACGTCAAACTGTTTCGTAGTTTCGCACGTCAGATGCAGTTTCTGTATAACTTTAACAATAAAATTGGAACTGTCTTTGAGAGTCTTGGGCTGATTAAGGATGCGAATAAATACGTGTCTGGACGTAAGGACAGAAATAGCTACTTTGAATTCCTAGTCAAGGGTGGGAATCAAAAGGGAGCTTTTACTGCGCGTCATATCCTTCGTGCGCAAGAGCAAGTCGTGCAGGATGTTTTTAATCCTGATGCTGAGATTGAAGTTGAGATTGAAGTGCCGGATGTTGCAGTTGAGAGCTTTGAAGCTGGCCCCGAGCAAGGGCCGATAACTCCGCTGTCGCCGCCAG